ACTTTCAAAAAAAATGGGAGAGGGCTTGCTTTTACACCGAATAAACAAAAATTCTTGCATCCTGCACACCTAAAACTTTTGTTGCGTCGCTTGTGTTATAGCTGCGTACCTCTAGCGTCAAAATATCGTTAATATTTAGGGATACCAAGCCAACAAGAAATATTTCATAATCTCCCGCAGGGTTGCGCTTAACGCGATGGAACGTAAAAGTAGCGTCCGATACAGCGCCATTCGCGCCGTGTTGCAATGCTAACGAATACCGTTCCAAGCCCGATTGAGGGCGTATTGTACAGCGCGCTTTAATTCGGCGCTCTCCCTCTGATGTAGCTGTAAACGTAAACGGCGTTTGACTGCTAACCTGAGGGTTGCTTTCGTTCACTGTGTCCGTTTCTAATCCTACAAATCCCCAATTTCTTGCCAAAACGTTTGTTGTATAGGGCGTTGTTAGTTCGTAATCCGCTTGCAACGTTGCGCCGCCGCCTCCGCCGCCCCCCAAAACGGAAGAGACGGAAACTCCGCCGGAAATTCGCCCTAAAATCTGTCTAGGGTTGATACTGTTGCGCCGTCTAGGGTCAGAATATGGCATCAAAGAAATGAAATAGTGATAGGAATATCCTGCGCGAAAAACTCGTTTTGCGCCACGCCCTTTACAATGTCTAATTCACTGGACAGTAAAAAAACCCGACTCGTTGGTACGTCTAGCCAATGGTCAAAAAGTCCCGCGCCTATGGTATAAAGCCGACCCACGTTGCGCGGGAGCGGCGCGGATGTAGGGGTTATCCAACCAGTCAAAATCGTAGTTCCCGAAAATTTCCGTTGCTTATCGCTGCTCAGGTTTGATATAATTTCATAGCCGATGCGCCTTGCGACGCCTATTTCGCCGCGCCACCTGTTAATATATTCATTTATTTTTTCAGTAATTCGAGAAAAACCTTTATCCATTAAAAATAAATTTAAAAAATTTCCGGCGTAAAACCACGTAGAGGCGTTTGGGTCAATGGTAAACGGAGCGGAGAATAAATCGTTAGTATATGTAAAAGGGCTGTTTTTATAGTCGCAAGCGGGATGCACAGCAATAGTTTTACTCCCGTCGGCGTAGAAAAGTTGCCCTTCTAATTGCGTTACATCCGTCGCCATGCCGCGAATAAGGGCGCTGAATTGATTATCTGGAGAAAACGAGTACGAAAATTCTTGGAAAACATTGTGGAAATACGGCACAAAATTAAACGTATCCTCTGATTGCGCACGCCCAAAATTAGAAACTGCTATATTTGCGCCGGCTACATCGCATTCATAGCCGCCAAGCGCGCCAAATTGCCGTTCAGATTCATCGTTGAGACCTATGTTATCTGCATTGAGTTCCAACGCTCCATTAGGCGGCAATTCTGTTGTTGTTGTTAGTAGTTGCGGTATTAGCGAGAACTCGATATAAATTGCCTTTGTGCCGCACTCGCAAATATCAACAAAAAAATCAAACATATTTTTTAGGCTGTAAAATTTACTGCCTGTGGAAAATGTGCCGCCTATTAATTCGGGTTTGTTGCCGTCTGTGGACGGAGCAAAAACACGCCCAATAAAATACAAATCCTCCTTATTCAGCGCCGCGCCCTGCAAGCCGGTCATCAAATTTTGCCGGTAAAAGCGACAATGCTGCAAGTACGAATCAAATCCATACCACGTAAACCCGTCTTGCCTAATAATATATTTCCGTATATCTGTAAATAGTACGTTAATAGCGGAAAAAAATTGGTCTATCTTGTATAGCCAAATATTTTCCGCCTCAAAAGATTCTTGGTCGCCGCTTGTTTGATGCAATTCTACTGCGTATGGAGTTGCGCCCTTAAATCCGTGCATAATAACAGACCGCGCGCGCCTTGCGCCTGTTTGCCCCATTTGAACATCAACCATACTAGGGTTTATTTGCTCCAATACATAGCGATTTAGGTGCATGAACTCAATAGAAATGCACTTGTTCTTGTGGTTGTACGACGACGGCGGCGAAACTGACTGCACGCCCGAAAATACTATAGTTGTATTTATCGCGTTATCGTCCGTAGCGTGCATATTGTCAAACGTTACGGCGTCGTTCCCGTAATTCGTCATAATACGCAACACGTTAGAGAGCCGTATTTTGGGCACTTGCGCCGAATAAGCCGGTATATTTACGATTTCGTACTCCCCTGTTTCGTAATTATACACCTCTGTCGTACTAGCGGGAACGAATGCGATTGGAGCGTCAAAATTCAAAAATGGAGAATCTAATTTCGTGCGTAGGTTAATTAACTCTGGGGATGAATCCAGATACGCAAGGCAAAATGAAATATTTACGCTTGGAGTGTCCGAAAGCCCTATTGGGACGTTTGGAAATTTCGCTGACCACTTAATATCTTGTTGTATTACGCCCTCTGGGATCTCTACATAAGTGGGAGAAGACAAAAGCGTAGTGTCAGAGGTAATAATCTCAAATCGCCACCGCCAACCGTTATTAGCGGTAAGATTATAGTAATAAATTACATTCATACAGGATTTAGGCGTTTGAATGTTACAGAGACCGTTTCTATAGCCGCTTCTTTATCTAACGATGTAGAAAACGACCCGCTAAATGTTACACGTTGATTCTCTAGCAAAGCCTTTGCCTCTGCGATACCGCCGCTCTTATACCTCTGGAGACCTGTTATGCTCTGCACTCGTAAAAAATGCTTTGTAGCTATCATATTCACAAGCCTTATCTTATCGCTGCTATCGTGTTCCGCTGTTTGCAAGACTGTCGAGAACGGCTCAAATTCTATTTCAAAAGACCACGTTAGAGCGTTGATTTTTTGACCGCTTGCCAAAACAAGGAGCTCTTCGGATTCAATACCAAGCGGCACGGCTCGTATGTTAAATTCCTCCGTACCAAGCCCCGCCGAAAATGTGGGATTGTCAGCATACTGAAAAGTTATTTTCGGTTTTGTAAGCGATACCGGCATTATCCTAAAGCGCTCCTTTTCTGTCTAATATGCAAATTTTTCATATACTTGTTGTCATCAAATTGAACGTGCGCCGTTATTTCGCTACGGTGTTGGAATTGCCGCGCTGTGCGTTGCATAGCGCTTTCAACGTTTGCCAAGCGAGCATCTAACGCCCGCGTTTGCTGCGCTATTGCGTTGGCAATGTCGTTGCTCGTAACGTTTTGCAATCTTTCAGGGGCAAAATGCGGCTGCGCTACAATGGTTTGCAGCGATACCGGCGCGCCTTGCTTTTTTAAAATTTCGGGCAAGTACACGCGCTCAAAATACTCATTCGATGTTCCGCCTTTGTGCAGGAACTCCAGTATTTTGCGTTCTCGTTTCGTTGTTTCATAGGTAGAGACCCACTCCCCTTTGTGTACTACGCCCGCCTCTGCGTTAGGGTCGCCGTCGCCTGTATAGCCGCCCTTTTTAAATCCTAACGCCGCGCGCGCCACGCTTATCGCTCCTTGCAAAAGCGCTGTTAGCGCCGCTACCCGCGCCACAGCAGACGCCCCGAATGTTGCCACAGAGTCAGGCTGCGCGAGCGAAATACCTGTAATTTGGGCAATCAAAATAGGCACAAGCGATTGCAACGCGTCAAAAGCAACTTTGCCAAGCGCCTTGCCTACATCCCCGCCACTAACTACAATTTGCCCGAATGTTGCAACCGCCGCCGTACCAAGATTAAGGAAAGCCTCGCTCCCTAAGTCTGCAAACGATTTAGCATTTGCCGACGCCTGTGCAAACGCGCTTTGGCTTTTTGCCGCAAATTCGCTTAATATATTTGATGTAGATTCTTTCAAAAGCGCTAAAGCCGCCGCGCCGCCGCTAAACTTCCTATCAATTTCCTTTTCTTGCTGCTTAAATTTTTTAATAATTTCAAGCCGTTCTTTTCCCGTAGCGCCGGAAACGCGCAATTCCTCTTCTTTCTGCCTACGCAACGCCGCTTTTTGCGCCTCAAAATCATTCCGTGAGGCGTTAAAACTGTCGGCAATACTACTAAGACCTGAAAAAACTGTCTCGTATATTGAGCGCTCTTGTTCAGCGCCAAGCCGGATAACGCCGGCGCGCTCCTTCATTTGCTGCTGCAAAAGAGCTATCCGCTTGCCTGCAAATTCACGCTCAATATCTAATTTCAACGCTTCATTTTGTTGGAATGTAGCAATTTCAGCGTTAAGCCCGTCCAAAACCGCTTGCGCCCTTTCTTGTATTTCAGGCGCAAGACCGCCAGCCGCAATTTGCCTACGAATCGCTTCGGCTTGCAGTTGCTTTTCTGTTTTCAACTTTTCCGCTTGCTCAAATGCGCTTATTTCTAGCGCAAAAGCCTTTTCCAATTCGTTTAGCCGCGCTTGCTGTTCACGGGCGGCAATCGAGCCGGCTTGGTCAATTTTAAGCTTGCCCTGCGCCTCTAATGCAGCAATAGCAAACTTTTGTTCAGCCTGTGCAATCAACGCGGAATTTGTGCCGGCTATTTCAAGTTCTTTGTCGCGTTGGCGCTCTAGTTCCAACATGCGTAAATCAAAATCGCGCTTCGCAAAATTTAAACTTGTTTGAATTCGAGCCGCTTCTATTTCGCGCTGACTTTCGACCGCTTTCGCTGCCGCCTCCCGCGCAATCTTGTTTTGCAAAGAATCGAAATTTTGCAGCGCAAGTTTTGCCGCAGCGTCGTCTAATCCAAGTATATTCTTGATTTTTTCTAATCGCTGTGCAATTGGAATATCTACCGTAATCCCGTCGGCGTCAATAGTTACAGCGGAAAACGCCGCTAATGTCTCTTTTTGAAATTTCTCAATTTCTGCTAACGCTTTTTCTTTTGTTTCACCGTCTAGGCGTGAAACAGCTTCTTTTTTCTTTGTCAGCGCAGCGACAAATTGAGGAATCCCATTCAAGTAGGCTTGTTCTTCCGCCGCATTTTGTTTTTCTATTAACTGTTTATTTATCGCTTGGCGTTCTTCCGCTCCCTGTATATCTTGCGTAATTACTCGTTGCAATCGTGTTTGCAGGGCTGCAATGTCCGCTTTTTGCTGCAATTCGGCTGTTTTAAGGGCATTGTCAATATCTTGTTTTAGAAACTCAATTTGCAATTTCCGCTTCTCGTTCAAGAACTGCTTTTCTTTTTCAAGAATTTGTTTGTTTACGTTTGCACGCGCCGCCGCGCTTTGGTCGCCGAATGACAGTTCCGCTTTTAATTTTTCTTTTTCAATCCTGAATTTGTCCGCTAGCTCTGCTTCTCTGCGTTTGCGTTCGTCCGCTTCAAGAATCCTATTTGCTTCCAATTCTTGCGCAAGTATAGCCAGGCTAGCATTTTTGCGGTCTTTTTCGACTTTTAGGATGCTTGCGCGGTCGGTGCGGTTTTTCTCATTGGCAAGCGCCGTTTCATTTTTAAACGCCTCTTTACTTGCTTCGCGCGCTTTTTTGCGCTCTTCCGCCTCGAATGCCGCTCGTTGCGCTAGTTGCGCTTTTTGTTCTTTTAATTGAGCTTGTAACGCCGCTTTTTTGTCTGCATTGGTCTCTCTTGCCAATTGCTTATTAAGAGCGGAAACTTTTTCTTTTGTTTCCGCAACCTGCAAAGTGTTTTGCGTTAGCCCTTTTATTCCTGTCTCTGCAGTGTTTTGGAGGCTAGTTTGCAACGCCGAAAAATCCTCCGCTAATTTTTTAATATCAAGTTTTAATGCAATCGGTTGCGAAAGATTGGACTTTGCTAGTTCCGCAGCGTCCTTTGTCTTTGTGTCAATTTCTTTTTTTATTTGTTCCGTAGCTTTTTCAGTTGTCTTATTCGCCTCGTTCCACGTCTCGTTCCATTTATCCGTAAAGGATTTTTGCACATTAGAGCCTAAATCGGTAAAAGCGCCTGTAATCTTACTTAAATCTAGAGTTTTGACGCCTTCCAAAAATTGAGCGAACGCCGCGCCTAACGTAGTCAAAACGCCTGAAATGCCGTTCAATGCCGCGCGAACATTGGTAATACTACTAGTCAAAAATTTGATAACTTGTTGAAACGTTGAAACGCTCTTCGCCGCGCCTTCCGCCGCCGCGCCTATTGCCGCCGTATTGGTAGAGACTTGCGCCGTCGCTGCCGATGTGCCGAAAAGCGTTGCAATAAAGCCGCTTATTGCTTTGCCAATATTAGAGAATGCTTCGCCGACGGGCTTAATCGTTTCTGAAATAAACTTGCCTAATTGTGAAGCCACTTTTGAGACCGCGCCGCCAATTGCGCTAAATATACCAACAACATTATTAAACGCGCCGCTTACAAATGCGGCAATAAATTTGCCCACTTCAGAAACCAGCAATCCTATTTGCGTCGTAACGGGCGAAATAGCGGTAAAAAACGCCTGAAACCCGCTAATAACAGCCGTAATGCCGCTAGAAATAAACGTAATTGCCTTAGCCGCGCCCGTAAAAACAGCGACTAACACAGCGCCTAAACCCTGCGCTGCTTGTGCAAGCCCTTTGCCTAAAAACTCTAAAAGCGGGGTAAGGGCTGTAAGAAGACCGCCGCTTGAACTTGCGAGGCTGCCAAATATCTCTCCAAAAGCTTTCCCTAGCGGCTCTAACGCTTTGCCAAGCGTAGCAAATGCCTCGCTTGCAACTTTTTTAATTTGCTCAAATGATTTTTTGCCCGCTTCCGTTTGGGTAAAGAAAAGCGCCAACGCGCCCGCCGCCGCCGTTATCCCTAGCGTAATAGGGTTAAACGCTACAGCGCCAATGCTTGACAGCCCGCCGGAAAGAGCTTTTGCCGCCGTTTCCCCTAGCTTGCCAAATTGCCCTGAAAATTTAGCAGGGTCAATATTGAGTTTCGTAAGCGCGTCCGAAATTTTTGTTTTTAAACCGTCTAACGGGACTTTCTCAAATGCTGTTTTCAAAAATTCCGCGCTTTTTGAACCCGCTTCTTTCGCTTTGGTCGCTATTGAACCAAATGCGCCCTCTGGCACAATCGCTTTTAGGCTCGCAAATGTTGTAATTTCCGATTGTAATGAAGTGAGTTGTTTTGTGGCAACAATCGCGCCCGTGCCAAACGAGCCTAGACTATCAACAACGCGAATTTTCAGCGCGCCTAAACGGGATTCCATTAGTTTGGATTGGCTTTCAATCGTCCCCACCATATCCTGATACGCCGCTTCTGTCGTTCCGGCGCTTACGTTGAAACTGTCAAGCGTCCCTTGAAATTTAGATAAGTCCTTAGTTAAAACGTTAAACGCCGCGCCCGCTTCCGATGACGAAAACGCTTGAGTCGCTGTAACGCCTGCTTCTTTCAGCGCTTTTTGAATTTTGCCAAGATTTGTCGGTAAATCCTCGTTTTTGAGGCTTTCAATTGAAACGCCCGCTTTTTTTAATATAGGCGCAAGATTTGTTGCGGGTTTTTGCAGCTCTAGTAATAATTGATTTAACTTCGTGGTAGATTGCGCCGTCGGTACGCCGTTGGCTGTAAGAACCGACAAAGACGCGCCAACGTTTTTTAGCGATACTCCCGCCGCCGCCGCCGTTGGAACAACATTAGAAAGTGTGCTTGTTAATTCAGGGATTGACGTTTTACCAAGATTAACCGTCGTAAACAGTATATCGCTGTATTCGCTTGCCTTCAACGCTTCCTCTCCATAAGCGTTGAGCACAGACGAAAGAATATTAACCGAGTTGCCAATCGTTTCCGCGCCGCCGGTCGCCAATTTCCCCGAAGCGGTGATAAAAGCTGTAATTGCCTCTTTTGTTGGCGCAATGCCAGCCGACAAAGCGTCGTAAGTAGCCTTTTGTATATCCTCTGCCGCAAGCGGCAATGTGTTTGCAAGTTCTAGCGCGACATTGCGAAATTCGGGCGCGAGCTCTTTTGCCGCGCCGCCAAGCGTTTTAATGCGCGCCGTTGCGGTATCAAGTTGTTGGAACCCAGCCGTAAGACCGTTCAAAGCGTCTGCCGATTGTTTGAAACCTGATAGCGTTTGGTTAAGGCTAGCAAATCTTTCTCCAAGCGTGGAAGCGCTTGAAGTTGCGCCAAGCGCTTTATCAACATCCTTCGCTGTGGCTTCTATTTTTTGTAATTCGTCGTTGTTTTTTTTTAGGGATGCCAACAATGAATTATATTCCGCCGTACCTGTTTTCCCGCTTGCTGCCAATGCCGTCAACGCTTGTTTCTGTGCATCAACAAGCCCCGAAACTTCGCTTTTCGTGTTTTTGTATGCAGCGCTTAACGCATTAATGCTTTTATCTGCGTCCCCCGTTTCAACGCGCACATCTTTACCGCCTTTTAACAAGTCGCCTAACTTTGTAACATCTGCGGACAATTTCTTAACCGCCGCCGCCGCTTGCGAGGCGTCAATACTAAAATCTATTTTTAGTTCTGCCATGATGTTAGCGCCTCATTCGGTTAGACAATACCCGTTCGTAATATTGCTCAATCGTGCGTAAAACGTGCATCTCAAAAACCTCGCTTGCAGGCGTGTTCTCGTACAATTCTTTCATGCCTAGCGCGTTCCCTGCTAGCGAAAAACACAACGATTTACTATTTACGTCTTCCACCATGCCGAATGTCAATTCGCTACGGTCAAACGGCATAGACTGTTTTTCTTGCTCCGATAATAAATCTTCTATTTCGTAGAATACAGGCGAACCAGAAAGCGCCTGCACACGCTTAATCTCGTTATTGATAGCGGCGAAAGTAGTCTTCAGCTTGCTCACGGATAAGCGTTAAATCTGCATTCTGCCAGAAATCTCCGTGTATATCGCTGTCTATTAGTTCTTTTTCAGATGTTTTCAGTTGCTCGCGAACCATAAGTTTCCGCAACAACTCTACGCTTAATTCGCTATTTTTTAACGCCGTTTCACCCATGTCCTTCCGAAGGAGCGCGACCGCTTGCTCTTCCGTCATGCCCTTTTCAAACATTTTAATTAACTGTTTGAACGGTCTCATCGTTTCATCTGTGTCATCAAAACCCGCCTCCGCCATGCTTGCGATAAGCGCCGCAAGCTGTGCAAAATCCGTATATTGAGTTCGCAACGCCTCTACTTCGTGCAAAACTTTCATTGAAAGCGGGCGCGCCGCCGCTTCAATCGTAATTTGCGTCCCGTCTTCGCGGTACGATACAATTTTAATAGTGTCTTTTGTTGTTTTTGCCATTTTTGCCGCGTTTTAAGGTCGTAAAAGCGCCGAAACGAAGCAAGGCATATTTACCTATGCCTTGCTTGTTTCCGGCTCGTTGTGGTGGATTTCTGAGCGTTTTACGGAATGTCTAAGAATACCATTTCACCGTATGACCCCTTCGGAAGCGTTTGGTCTGCTCCAATTACAAGGGCGGGTGCAAATTTTGCCGCCGCAAACAGCACGTCCTCTTTTGCCGGGACTGTAGTAATAGTAACAGTCGGCTTTGTGCGGTCATTGTTGTTTGTTGTAAACGCGCCGCTTGAAGTTGCTACGGTTGCCACCGCGATAAAACAACGTCGCTCGTTGCCGCTCGGTACTTTCGGATGCGATTCACCGTGCCATACAACCATAATGTTCCGGACAGAGCCTCCCGATGAAACGCTTGCCACTTTTTCCGCAATTGTGCCATCTTCGTAGAACTCGTCATCGGTTGCCGTCCCGCCTGCAATAGCAAAATCTTTCAGGAACGCCCAAAACTCTTTATTGACCATATCTTGGTCTAAAGCAATTTCCCACGCGCCTGAATCCTGCCTTGTGAACGCCGATGCAAACGTTTGGTTAAACTCTATTTCAAGAGTGCCCGCAGGCGTCGTATGCGCTGTGTCTATCTCGTAAACGCGCAAAAGGTTACCCGCGCCTTTTCGTGAGTATTTAGCCATGTTCGTCTTTCAATTAGTGTGATATGAAAACCAATTTTTTTATTCATATCGCTGCGTGTAGTCAATCCGAGCGAATATTATGCCTTCGCCGTCTTGTTCCGCGTCATCAAATAGCGGAGCTTCCGATACCACGCTACAAACAGCGTTTTCGACTATCATTGTGCCGAATTTTTCAGGCGTTAGCTGAAAATTATCTAGCGCCGTTTCAATTAGGTGTACCCATAAATTATACTCTTGCCGAAGCAATCCAAGCCCATCAACGTCATTAGACGCGGCGCGGATGAAAAGCCGGATGGCTACCATACATTCTCCCCGCTTGTGCGACAGCTCTGTATTTTCGTAATATTCCGGCTGCATCTGCGCAGGGTCAATGCTTACAACCACAAAAGGGCGTTTGTAATTGCGACGCTCCACGTAGGTATGATACACGCCCAAACCTGCGATAGTCTGTAAGCGTGCATAAATACTATTGTGGAAATGTTCGCGTTTATTCATGCCATTTCGTCTATGATTGCTTGTCGAATAATTTTTTGCAATAATGGCACGCCGTCTCGCAAAAATTCATCCGCCGCAGGCTTAAAATAAGGGCGCGCCCTAATCGTGAACGGGGTTTTACTAAGCGCCATATACTTATATTTCACGTCGCTTGTTTTGTAAAACATCGCCCAAAAGTACCGGCGTTGTTTTTCCGTTCGCGGTATTATACCGCCTTCTTCGTGAATCCGCGCGTATGGAACTTTCGTACCAATCTCAATGCCGAATTTTGTGCCAGATTGCGTAAATCGTGTAATGTTTTCGGGAGAATTTGGCAAAAACGATTTTATAAGCCGACCAGATTGTATATTTAGTCGGTTTGTAGTGTTGCGTAGGTTTTTGCCGCGCCCGTCGCCCATCTGGACGCCGATATACCCTTGAAACAGCACGGGAACACGCTTAAGCGCGCCTTTGATAATCTCCGGCAACCGCTTTTCTATGCGTTGTATTGGTGTTTCCATTAGGAGAGCCTCACAATTTTATACGGAGCCAAAAGCGCCTTATGCGCGTTTGACAGATTCGCCAATACCGTAGTTTGCGTGTCCCCGCCCTTAGATTTAGCAATTTGCGATACTCTAAATGTCTCTTCACCGCCCAAAATGCCGTCGTTTTGCGCCGCTTCTTTGCAAATTTCATAGCAAACACGCACTATTGGAGCCGGTACGGGTGATATGCCAACGAGCAAAGAAGCTTGGTACTGCCAAAAATTAGAACGGATTTCTAGGTACTGACGCGTCAAATCTTGCGTTACTAGCGTATAATCAAGCAACGACAGTGTTTGCCATGCCTGTTGTATGCTATTGCGCCCTTGTACGCTTGCTATCGAAAGCACATTTACAGGTAATATTTCATACGATTTCACGGGGATAGTTCGCAGCGTTACCGCCACAGGCTGTTCGCAGTAATCTTCAATCTGCTTTGTTGCCCATGCGATATAATCGTTAAGCAAGCCGTCAAATGCGTTAGATGTTATCTGCAAATGTGATTTCAGATAGCCAAGAGTTATCATTGCCGTTCGTGTTTTGTGCGCTTAGGATTAAAACCCTTTTCAGGCGTTTCCGGCTCAACAATTTTCGTTTCTACTTCCGTATGCGTCTTTTCAGCGATGTGCCGCTCCGAAACCGTTTCAACGTCCGGCACAGGCTCAACCACAGCCGTTTGCGGCTGCTCTTTGAGACCATACTTTTTCACAAAAAACGGATTTACTACCTTCCCGCGCGAGGCAATTAAGACGGCGCGGACGCCCTTAGGCGGGTCATCCTGATAGTAAATTTCCTTGCCGTTTTCAGACGCCCAAATGCTTGTATTTGGTATGTATGCCATAGTGTGTTATGCTAATGCAACGCGTTTGAAAGCAGATGGGCGAATAACGCCGAAAGCTGCTCGCATTTCGCCCAATAGCGCAATAAGGTTGCGGGTGAAAAAATCTAAATGTGAATCGCTTAATAAAATGACAGGCGAAAGAGATTCCCACAGGGTAGCAAAAGCAAAGTTGCCAATAAGCGCTTCGCCGGGGGTAATGCTCTCGTTTGTTACGACAGGGACGCCCCAAATGTTAGCCGAAAATGTCGTATTGCGGAAAGGATTGCCAGAAAAATACTGACCCGTTGTATCCTTTTTCGTTTCCAACAATTCCCAATCGTTAGGGTGAATAACAATCGCATTTGGATTGGTACGCCCGCCAATTTGCACCGCCGTTAATGCAGTACGCAGCGTGTCAAACTCATCGCCGTTGAATGGGATAGTAGTAATACCAGGCGTATTCAAGATGCCAAGTAAGTTTTCACCTAACCCGTCGCCGCTCAAAATTTGGGATTCCAAGCGCTCTTGCATACCAAACGTAAGCGCCTGGTTAATAAGCGTGCGCAGCGCGGGTATATCCTGCAATGCTTGTCGCGTAACGGGCAAGTAGTGGGAAATCGTGCGCACAAGCGCCTGTTGCGTTGTTACTACCCCCATACCAGATTCAGGTTTTGCGCCTGAACCGCCACCCGTTGCCGTCGCCTCAGGGACGTTCGCCGCGCTATTGGTAAATCCAGTATGAATGTGGTATTCGACAATGTTGCTGCTCGTTTGTGAACGAGTGATAAGATTAAGGAGCGTCAGCGGTTTGGAAAACTCAACCGTATCGAGACCAGGCAACCGCTCTGCGCTAATCATATTCCCAAAGCTACTTACGCCTGTGTTGATAAGGGTTTTCACCTCCACAGGCTGCGTATTTACACGGAACCCTTTGGGAAGTTGTCCCTTAAATTGCGCAAGACTATCGGATATATTTTTGAACTCTTGCGAAGAGAGAAACGTATCTGCGTTTGTGGCGTTCTTCGTTTCGTTGCCCATAGTTGCCAAGCTGTCCAATTTTTGACCAAAATCGTTCACCGGCTTCGCCCATTCTTTTGCCGCTTTCGCCGCCGCTTCTTTTTGTTCAATAAGGGCATTGAGCGTTTTCAATTCGGATTCTAGTTGCTTAATTTCAGCGCTTTTTGTATCAACGCTTGCCAGTTCTTCAGCCGTTGCCGTACCCGCTTCCACTTTCTCGATAAGGGACTTCACATCTCCAGAGAGTGCGCGCATACGCTCAATAGCCGTATTTTTTTGTTCTACGAGACCCATATTTTAACCTCTACGATAATAATAGTGTTGCTGTCAAACTTGCAGCTTTTAGTTTGTTGAGCGCCGTTTGTTTCGCTTTAAGGGCGTCTTCGCGCGCCGCTTGTTGCGCCAATAGTTCCGCCTCTATAGCGTCCCTTTCAGCGACTAACTCCCGTAAGATGGCTTTTGGCGTTTCCAAACTATCAAGAGCCTCAAGCACCGATAAGAGCCTCTCTCTAGTGCGTTTAGAAATAGCGCGCCCATCTTTCGTTTTTAGCGCCTTATATTCCTTCATTCTCCTTGCATAGTGGTCAATGACAGCAAGCGTCATTTCGTGCTGCTCTTCAAGCGTCATATCGTTAGCAAGCAACGACTTTACGCTGGTTAAAGCGGCACGAGGATTTGCAGGGGTGTTCACAATACTGCACTCAAATAATTCCAAATCTTTCAAGAGCCTTACGCCCTCTGTGTTGTATTCCGCGTCATTGACCTGATAGCCAATTGATGTTTTCACTTCCAAGCCCTTAGCGACGCGTTCTTGCACCGTCCTCCGCATTTCTTGCGCCTTCGGCGTGCTGTGAAATTCCGCCGTTACAAAAAGACCTATTTCGTCCTCAAAAGCCTGTAACGGCATAGCAATTGGTATGCTGCTAAACTCATGATTTGAAGCGATAAAACCGCTCTTCAGAAATTGCGGTATCGTATTCTGGAAAGCGCCTTTTACGACAATTTCATTCGACCTATCAACATTGCCAAATACCGAGAAATAGCCGCTTATTGTGCCATTCCCTTCATCGGTCGCCTTGTATTCTCGCAAAAAAAAGTCTTTTGTATTCATAATAATAAAAATCGCATAGGAGGCTTCCGGAAAACGCGCTTACGCCGTGAGGCGTTGGCGCGATTGCTATCTAAAATTGAACTTAATTACAAACGCTAGCTAGTTGCGCCGCGCTGCTCTCATATCTAACATTGTTTGCAATTCCTTAATATCTGCGCATTGCTTTTCAATAAAAGCGGCTTGCTGTTGCGCCAGTTGGTATGCTTCCGCAAACTTCGAAGCCAACATATCTTTGTTTTCTTTCTCTAATTTTTCCCGCTTTTTAAATTCAGCAATTTGAATCAAAAGAGCGCCTATAAAAATACCAAGAAAAAAACAACTAAGTCCGACCAGCATAAATATAGCTACATTTAGCATATGCGCCTTTTAAGAACAATAGAGAAAACATCTGTGAGCGTTGCGAGCGTTTTTTCATCGCAATCCTGCAATGCTCCGTAAAGGGTTGACCTGTCTTGGCGTTGGCATTGCGAGATATGTAGTCGCAATTTACGTTTTTTTTCATTAATTGCATCGGTCGTATGCAATATTTCTGCACGTGTCGAAAATTTTTTCTTTGTTGGCATAGCGTTAGTTTTTAGCGGTTATTTGCGGATTGGTCTTAAATAACAGCGACAATTTACCGACCCGCTCGCAGTACTCATGTTCGCAGGATAGTTGCCCTCTACAATGTTGCCGTTTTCATCAACGTATCGGAATTTTTCACCTACATCCACCTCTACGCCGTCCATAGCTCTATGCGCGGGGCGTACTTTCCCATCCCGCTGTGTAAGCCATGCCACTTTGAAACCTGCAATTTCCCACGTTGCGCGCTGCGAGCCAGCCGTCGCCGCCGTCGCTGTTGTTCGCGCTATTCGCGCCACACGCGCGGGACTACCCAAAACATTCCCAAAATGCGCTTGCAACTGTTCCGTTACCTCTGCAATGGGTTTGTCGGCAATGGTTTGGATGAAAGCCCGCAACTCTTCGCGTAGCGTGTCCGCCACGCCTGTAATGCGCTCAATAGATACGCCAAAAAGATTTCCTAGCTGTTTAGCAAAATCGTCTTTTATGTCGTCCCATGACGTATTAACAGCGTTTGCGGCTTGCCGTGCAATAAAAAGCAAAAACTCCTGGAGTTTCGAGCCTGTCGCTTTTGCCAGCGCATCGCGGAAATCTTCAATATCAAACAAGTCAATGTCAGTATTTAGGTCTTTTTGTGCTTTTGCGATATTACGAAGTATTTCTTTTTCTAGCGAGGCAAACACAGGCTTCATGCTCTTTTGCAACGTCTCTGAAAATGTATCTGCTAAATCATCCCATTTTTTCCATTCCATTACCATATCTTTCGTGTAAAAGTCTGCATTTTTCGGGCAAATGTTGGTACATCCCTCGCCTGCGCATCCATCTCCACCGCAAAAAGACTTGTTGCCTGGCTGTGCATGGGCGTTTTGCTTTTGCTCAAGGAGTGTAAACGATGAAGTTTCAAGAGACCCCACTTGTGGTAATTGCTGCGCGGACTTGACTATATCTTGAATGAAAACGTCTTGGTCAGGCAATGTCTCTAGTCCCATCATCGAACGCGCCTCATTACGAGTAATAATGCCTTTCTCAAATGCTGTAACGATGCGCGCCTGCTTAGCGTCCTGGTTTTCTTGTAGCGCAAGAACCTTCGACAGGTCAAATACAAGTTCGTATTCATCCCCAAATTCAGGACGTAAACCGCGCTCGATAGCCTCTGCGCAATAACGCCAAAAGGCGCTCATCGTATTTTCTACGAATAATCTTCGCGCCTCTGCCTTGTTGCTGTATGTGCTATTTTCTAGCCCCACGCTCAAGCCCACCAATTCGGGCGGCACTTGCAACGCAGCGCACAAGCGCGCTTCGGGCACTTTCCTTAGCGCGTCCAACGTTAGCTCTTGCAACGAAAGAGAAACCCGTTCTATGTTTGCGCCTGTTGGCAATACAAGCGGCTCGCCCCTACCCTTGCCGCCAAAAATGTCCATAAATTGCCGCTTAATCAAATCCCGTTGCGCATTCCCTAGACTAATTTCACTTGACTGTGTAATGACAGTGCGCGGGACAGCGTCATTTTTCAGTACAGAAAACAGATACCGCGTCGCTTCCGAATCTGTCATAACCTGTAAGAGGCTAGGTAAAAAAGGCGGGATGCCGCGCCCCATGTCATCCTTCACAGGGAACGGGACAGCGATAATATCCTCTATCGGCAATCGTATAGGACTGTTGTTGATATTTGCCTCGTAATGCGAAACGACGCCGCTTTTGTACTTTGGCAGTATTTGAGCCGACGAATACGCCCGCAATCCTACAAGAGCGCCGCGCCGGTTGCGTAATTTGTGCAAATACGCTATCCCGCCAGTCGCCCAAAATGTTGCAATCGAGCTGTATAAGTCGGACTCGCTACTATCCACGTTTGGACGCGCTAACAGGGCGCGTATAGGATGGTCAGGGATTGTTTCGCCAAACATATCCTGCACAAGCAAAACCGGCTCTTGGAATTGTAACACAAACCGCGAAACAATAGCAAAAACAGCATCGTTTTGTATGTATGCGTTTTGCACCGACAAATCAAATGCTCCTAACGCCCGCCGAATGTTTTGTAGTTCCAAATCCCATTCGTTAGACTGCACAGCCCAAAAACTTTTTCGAGATGGCTGCAAAAAATTTTGAAAGCGCTCTTTAATTGTCATTTTTTATTCCGACAGTGTACAGATGCAGTTTATACGCCGATCCCAAAACTCATGTACGCGTAGCTTACCGCGTCCACCATATCGTCATGTTCGCCGTAAGGGAACGCAAGCAATTCCTTTTCATATTCGTCGCTAATTGATGGGCTGTGAATTACTTGCCCTTGCTCGTACCGCGCCTGCATCCCCATAAATCGCGTAACCTTGTCTTTCTTGGGCTTGACGCCCCAAACAGTGTGCTGGCTACGCAACAACAGTTCTTGCACCGCCGCCGCTTGGTATTGCGTCTGTTCCACGTTAATTGTTTCAACATTCCACTTGTCGGCATACGTTAAAATCCAATCCATAGCATCGTGGAAATTCAATCTTGCCCGCGCAACATCGCAAAGATATATTATACCGGAGCTATCCCTGCCAAGTACAGCGATAGCCGTATAATCTGCTGTTGATTTTGTAGAAATTGCCAAGTCCACGCCCATATAGTATTCTAATCCGCTAGGTATTGAGCCTGTACGCAAGTATTCGCGCTTGATAAGCGTTCCCGCCATTTCGACAAATTCAGCCAAATACTCTTGTTGAAATACCAAACTTGGCAATTCTTGCCTGGCAGATTCAATTTCTGATTTAGAGATATAAGGGTTTGCCGACGTTGGATATTGCCACGAAACCCAGCCATTTTCACCGTGGACGCCCTTACTATACAATGTATAAAAGTAGTTCATACCCTTTGGCGTACTCAAAAACCATGCTTTGCCGGCATAATCCGTGAGCGTCGGACGGATAACCTGAAGCCAAGCTTCTTCCAAGTCTCGCACCATTGCCGCTTCGTCAATGACCCCGCAGGCGTACTTCCGACCGCGCACACTATCAAAGCTATCCAACGACCAAAAATCTAACGAAGAGCCATTCTTAAACTCTAAACGTTTTTCTTGAACGTTTACCGCCGCAATAGCCGCGTAAAAACTGCTCTTAAAATCCTTCCATACCAAAGAGAGCATTTTATACGTCGGCGCAAAATAGGCGCATGGTAACGCCTGTTTTAGCGTTGGCAACAATATCTCTTTCGTTAATTCTGTCTTGCCAAATCTACGACCACATACCGCCACATTGAACCGCGATTGTTGCGCCAACAAAACTCTTTGAGCTTCGTGCGGGTTAGAGCGCGAAATTTTGTCAAACACGCTCCCGTCTGCTTTCAAAGGGCGCGCCTTGAACGCGTCGCGTATGATTTTCGACTTGTATTGCTGTGCTATGTTCATCGTTGTTCCATTGTGGCGCGCAGTTCCAAAAGATTAGTCCGCTCAATTTCTGCCAAATGCTCAACGTCGTAATATCGCGCCATTTCGATAAGTTCGCCTAATTTAACGCCTTCCAAGAGTTTGTCGCCCATTAGCTTCCTTCTTACCGCTTCGTGCGCCTGCTCTGCCATTTCACGATATAACTCCGTGCGCTTGACATATTCGTTACGCCGCGCCTTTACTGTTGCTTGTATAGCGCTTTGATTGATATGCCAATCGTATTCTTCAGCCCGTTTTTTCCAGTTGAAAAAACGATACCAATCCTTGAAAGCGCCAGAGGCTTTGCCCGTACCCTTGTCGGCTTTTTTCGGCTTTTTCCCTTTCATATATTCTCTGTACGCCGCTTCCACACTGCGTTCTTTGAGGTACGAAAGAAAAGCCCTGTATTGCGCTGCGCTCTCGTTCGGTTGCCTATCCCATGCGTTCATATTGCGCCTCCCTTTGCAATTAATCCACTGCTAAAAGCGCTTCAACTTTCTTGAAGGTTTCTTCATCTATCAAGAGTTGCATCGTGCCTTTACCGAATTTTGTTTCTTCTTCATATTGAGCGTAAACGACTTCTTTTGTTTCCATCGTTTTGCCGTCTTCGCTTGGCGCTTGCGTTGTGCCGCGTCCGAGAGCTATTAATTTTTTCATAGCGTGTATCGTAAATTGTTAAAAAAAAATAAACTAATGTTAATTATTAAAAAATTAAACCAAATTGATTAGTCCAAGATTTGCGAGCGCTGTTTGCAAAGAGGCAAGGCTGCCGGCTGTTACATTAGGGCGCGGGATAGGAGTTTTGCCGAAAAAGCCTTGCCTAGAGCCAGAATTCCCATACACGATTGCACCAGGCGTCGGTAGAGCGCCGATTTCATACGTGCCACCGCCTACATCTAGGTATAAATATCCGCTAGTTGATGCTATTTGTATGCTAGAACCCTTTATTTCCGTAAAAGCGGAAGCCAAAACAGATATGTTTTGATTAACCAGCGACGTTGATGAAGAGCCAAAGATTACGCCGTTTGTAGGCGTGCTATCTTTATGATGGAACACAGCGCTAACAGCGCTAGTGGGGGTATATTTTACTACGTTTGAAGCTGCCCAAGAGGGTCCGCTGTAAAAAAGGAAATCGTTTGGCGCTGCGGGGGGCAAATTGCCGCCGCCCGCCGCGTTGATAACTATATCCGCTACACCTCCTCCCGACGACGACGCGTCCAACGTTACGCCTGTACCAGCGCGCAGCGTAAGAGTTCTTACACCAGAAAGAAGCGTAGTCGGACCCGGAGCGGTTGGAGTTGGATAACTTATTACGGCTATCCCCAGTAACGGCAATAGATTAATAGACTGCGTCCCTTGCGACGATAGTATGCCGCCGTTATGCGTCGTAGAAGCAAGACTTAATACAGCCGTTGAATAATTGACGGAAGGCGTGAAAGACGCCGTCGTTCCTATCGGAGTTATTACAACGTTCCCGCTTGTGGGCGAAACTTGCAAAACGCTTGCGTTCCCGCTCGTTACTTGATTCACCGCGCCGCCACCGCCGCCGCCCGCCGCGTTGATAACTATATCCGCTACATTAGGTAGCGGCGTTGAACCGGTCAGCGTTACGCCTGTCCCAGCGCGGAGCCGAAGTGTTCGCGTGTTAGAAGAAAACATACTCGCGGCTACGTCGTTTTGGTTTGCAAAACTTGCTACGGTTATGCCCAGTAACGGCAATAAATCAATAAACTGCGTCCCTTGCGACGATAGTATGCCGCCGTTATGCGTCGTAGAAGCAAGACTTAATACAGCCGTTGAATAATTGACGGAAGGCGTGAAAGACGCCGTCGTTCCTATCGGAGTTATTACAACGTTCCCGCTTGTGGGCGAAACTTGCAAAACGCTTGCGTTCCCGCTTGTTACTTGATTTACCGCGCCGCCGCCGCCTCCTCCACCGCCTGGAATAGTTATTTGGTTGCCAGAGACGGTAACGCCCGCGCCGTTAAAAATTAGATTAGTGTATGTGCCTATACCGTTTACAGAAATTCCAGCTATGCCGCCGCCTCCACCGCCTGAAGGAGCAGCCCACGCGCCAACGCCGTTAAGGAAAAGATTGGGATTATTTGGGAGCGCCGGCATAGCGCCGGGGCTACTTATACTAGCCAGATTAAGGGAAACGCTGTTAGGAGTTACAACAAGACCGTTACCGCTTGTGCCAACTAATCCGCCTCCACCGCCGCC